CATGACGGAGTGAGGAGCCTCGGCGAGTATTTTCTGACCGGAATTGACGGGATCACCGGGCTTTCGGTACAGGATATTTTGCGTACCACCCTGGAGGGCAACCAGAAAGCCCAGCAGATGCTCAACCGTCTGTATGACAATGGGTTTGCGGGTAAGATGGTATTTCAGTATACGGGGGAACTCAATACTGAAAACGAAAAGATACTCATGCGGAAAATCCAGGCGTATGCCAAGGGCGAGGTGGACGGGATCAATAACCTCCTGCCGGTCCCTACGGGCTTTAGCCTGCAACCGCTGGATATCAAGCTGACTGACGCGCAATTTTTGGATGTCAAGAAATATTCCGCTTTGCAGATTGCGGCGGCTTTTGGGATTAAGCCGAACCAGATCAACGACTATGAAAAATCCAGTTACGCTAGTGCCGAGGCGCAGCAGTTAGCATTTTACGTGGATACGCTTTTGTATGTCCTCAAACAGATTGAGGAAGAACTAACTTACAAGCTGCTGACGCCAAAAGAGATTGCACAAGGGTATCACTTCAAATTTAATGTTTCGGTGATCCTGCGTGCAGACCTGAAAACCCAGATCGACACGTTATCGACCGCGGTGAGCAATTTTATTTATACACCGAATGAAGCGCGGGCGTTTCTGGATTTGGCAGCCAAAGAGCACGGCGACCAGCTGATCGGCAATGGCTCGACCATTCCCATTCAAGATATTGGAAAACAGTACCGAAGGGAGGTGAAGGAGTATGAGCGAGATTCAAAAAGCGGCAGAGGCGTGCGGTCATGAGATCACGCCGGAAGATTTAGCCTTAATTAACCGGCATACAATCCGGGAGTTTTCCGCAGAAGAAATTTTTACGTTTAAGACAATCTTGTGTGACAATGAGATCGACCGGGATGGGGAGGCATTTTCTACGGATAGTCTGTATAAAATGGCGGAACTGTTTTGGGGCAAGACGATTATTGCAGATCATGAGCCAAAGGCAGAAAATCAGCAGGCCCGCATTTATCGGACAAAAGTGATAAAAAGCAGCATGAGAACTACCAGCCTTGGGAAACCACTTACGATGTTGGCAGCCTGGTGTTATCTGCCGCGGCTTAACAGCAACCAAAATCTGATTACCGAAATTGAGGCAGGGATTCGCAAGGAATTGTCGGTAGGGTGTTCGATTCAAAAACAAACCTGCTCGATTTGCGGCAAGGACAGGACGCACGAGTTTTGCGGGCACCGCAAGGGCGAAACATACGACGGTAAAATCTGTTATGTGAAGCTGGAGGAACCGTCTGACGCTTACGAGGTCAGTTTTGTGGCGGTGCCTGCTCAGCCAAACGCCGGTGTAACGAAACAATTTAAGAATCAAACCGAAGCTTTTGACAGTCTGGATCACAGATTGTTGGAGGCTTTTCTTTATCTCAGAAAGGATGATGCAGTATGACACAGAAAATGCGAGAGCTCAAAACCCAGATGCAGGAAAAGGTGCAGGCGGCTAAGGCTCTGCGGGATGCCGGGGAGCTGGAAAAAGCGATTACAGCAATGGGTGAATATGACGAACTCCAAAAAGGATACCAGCTGGAGGAACAGATGCAGGCCGCGCAAAAACAGTTGGTGCCGGATGCTTTGGGCAAAGAACAGAAAGAGAAAGTAAATGCTGAAAAAGCATTTGCACAGGCTGCCCGCGAGGGGTTTCCAAAAAGCAAAGCCGCAACTTCCATGAATGAAGGCAGTAAAGAAGATGGCGGCTACACGGTGCCGGAGGATATTGTGACCCGTGTCGAACAGCTGAGGGAAAGCGGGGATGCTCTGCGTTCTCTGGTACGGGTGGAATCGGTGAATACGCTCAGCGGCGGGCGCACCTTCAAAAAGCGTTCCCAGCAGACCGGATTTGCAAAAGTGTCCGAGGGTGGCAAAATTACGCAGAAAGAATCCCCACAGTTTACCCGCCTGACCTATTCGGTAGATAAATACGCCGGATACTTGCCGGTCACAAATGAACTGCTGGAAGATTCTGACGAGAACATTTCCAGCACAGTCATTAACTGGCTTGGAAACGAGGGGCGCGTGACGGATAACAAGCTGATTCTGGAGGCGGTGTCCGGCAAAGAGCAAACAGCAATTGCCAATTTGGATGATGTCAAGAAAATCCTCAATGTCACGTTACCAAGCGTGTTCCGCGCAACTTCCAAGATTATCACTAATCAGGATGGCCTGCAATATTTGGATACCCTCAAAGACAGCGACGGGCGTTATCTTTTGCAGCCTATGGTGACAGACCCTACCCGTTATGTGCTGTTTGGCTATGAGGTTGTAGTGCTCGGCAATGATACTCTGGCAAGCAATACGGCGACTGCTGGTAAACGTGGGATTCCGGTGATCTTAGGCGATCTGAAAGAAGGCGTTGTGTTCTTTGAGAGAAAAGGCATCAACATCCGTTCCTCTGACGTGGCCATGAACGCCTTTGAGGAAGATTTGACCTTGTATCGCGCCATTTTGCGCGCCGATGTTCAAATCCGGGATGAGCAGGCGTTTGTCAATGGTTTGCTTACCATTGACGATGCATCCGTAACAACTGCTGGTGATACCCCGGCAAAAACCAACGACAGCCCACAAACAAAATCCGCAGGGGAAGGCACAAAATGATGCTGACAGTACCAGAAATCAAGGAATACCTACATATTGATTTCGACGATCCAGTAACCGAGCATACTTTGCAGAGGTTGGATGCGGTGGCTGAAAAGTATCTGATTGGGAGTTTAGGAGAAAATTTTCCCAGAGAGGACCCGCGGGCAAAACAGCTTGCCTTACTGATTGTTTCCGATCTGTACGATAACCGGGGGCTAAACAGTGAAAATCCAAAGGTAAGCAATGCAGCGCGGTATCTGGTACACAGCATGAGTTTGCAATTGAGACTGGAGGGGAGCGAATATGCAGGCGGGAATATTTGATAGTCCTGCTGTCATTCTCCGTTTGAATCAGAAAGGCGATACCTGCCAATGGCAGGAATCTGGGCACATTTGGGTAAAAGCGGAACCGCAAAGCAAAACAAACCTGTTTTCCAAAGTGGGATTAGGTCAAAAGTCCATCCGTTTCACCATGCGGAAACACAACCTTACTTTGCACGATGCCATTCGATGGCAGGGAAAGCACTGTTTTCTAACGGACATCAAAGAGATTGACCGGATGTATTTGGAGGTTACAGCAGCCTTGATTGATCCGGTATCCTGTATTGCTTTCCATACGGCTCAAATCTTGGATGATTTGAACCGTCCAGCTTTTAAGAATATCCGCATTGCGTCTTTTCCCGGATTCCTGACCGAAAAATATCTGGGCTTTGAGCAAAAGGAAGTCCACGCCGAAACGCAGACAACCTATGTTTTGGTAACGCCGAAAGCCATTGTATTGCAGTCTGGTGATCTGGTACAGGTTGGTGAGGATTTCTACACAGTAAAGATCATTCACGTATTGGACGAATACAAAAACGAGTATGAAATTACGATTGGGCGGGATAATTAATGGCGCAAAGTTTGGATATTTCGGACTTGATTGAATTTAACAAGAAACTTTCGGATGTACTCAAAAAGAAAGAAATCCGGAAATGCTTTAAAGAAGCGCATCAGATCGCGGGAAAAGAAATGGAGCGTACGGTGCGTTCTGGTTTGCCGGGCAGTAAAAAGGTGGCGTCGTGGCAGGTGGGACACTATGGGTCAGGCGGCGGATATACGGCAGTACGTGCCCAGAAGGGCAAACACAAAGGATACGCCAAAGGCTACATCACGAACGCCATTGAAAACGGCCATTGGAGTCCCCTTACCGCAAATTTCCGGGTAAAGGGTTTGGGATTCTATGCCAAAGCCCGGTCAGAACTCAAACGCAACGCACAAAAACACGCCGAAGTTTTAGAACACAAAATTGAAGATTTACTGCAAGGTTTAGGAAGGTGATGCCTGTGCTGGAAGCCAATGAAATCTTGGACGCGATCAATGAATTGTTGGTAGATAAGTGGCCAGATCGGACAGTGTATTGTGATGATGTGCCGCAGGATTTTACCCGCAAATCATTCGCTATTCTGGAAGATATTATCAAGGTTGAGGACGGTGGCCTGGATTGCGTGGAGATCACCGCAAGCTATACGATTCTCGGATACCTCCCAAAAGACCGGCGCGGACATGTTGACCGGCTGGGCCTGAACCGCTTATTACGTCAAATGCAGGATTTATTTCGGGGGGGCCGCCTGTTCGTATCTGACCGGGCTTTGCCAATAACCGGGTGTTCTGGCTCCATTGAGCAAGGCGCGGCATTCGTCGATCTCACACTGACTTTCTACGATGACCGCGCACCAGCTGAACCAAAGAAAACTATGCAGCACATTCAAATGAAAACACAGGTTGAGTAAAGGGGGAATGTTGATGGGACAGCCATCTATTATGATCAAATTCCAGACAGCGGCACAGGAATCTGTTTCGCTTTTGTCAAAGGGAGTTGTGGGATTGATCCTGCGGCAAACCAGTATGGAAGGTGACACAGCTTCTACGCCAAACGGCGCATACAGCATCACCAGTGCAGATGAAATCCCGGAGGGGTTAAACGAAGCCAACCGGGGATATATCCAACGTGCCCTGATCGGCTCGGTGAACCGTCCACGCAAAGTGCTGGCGTATGTGCTGGGAGGCACAACGGAAACGCCAGAAGATATCAAAAGTGCCCTGCAATATTTTGCAAGTCAGACAGTGGACTATCTTTGTGCGCCGCCAGAAGGAGAGGATGCCGACGTAACTGCCCTTGTAGATTGGGTAAAGAAACAGCGGGAGGATCAGCGTATTTATAAGGCGGTAGTGGCAAATCAGGCCGCAGATTGTGAAGGGGTCATTAACTTTACTAGCACAGGCATCCAAGTTGGCGGGGACATTTACAGTGCCGCCGAATACGCTTCCCGGATTGCCGGGATGCTGGCGGGTTCTGGGGTGCAAGGCTCCTGCACCTATTTACCGCTTCTGGAAGTCACAGACTTTGAACGTCTGGAAAACCGCGCCGCAGAGGATCAGGCAGCAGAAAGCGGGCAGTTAATTTTACTGCATGACGGGCGCAAGGCAAAATTAGGGCGCGGCGTAAACAGCCTGACTACAACCGGCAAGGACAAAGGCCCGATTTTAAAGAAAATCAAGATCGTGGAAACCAAGGACCGCATGACCTATGATTTACGGCTCGCCGTAGAAGATTCGTACATCGGTAAGTACAACAACGATTATATCGACAAGCTGATCTTGATTTCCTCTATTTCGGCCTATATGAAAGAAATGGAGGAGGCCGGATACCTAAAAGCAGGCTCGGTATCGGTGGACATTGACATAGCTGCCCAGCGTGCCTATCTCAAAAAGCAAGGTGTGGACGTGGACAGCATGAGCGAACAGAAAATCAAGGAAGCGGATACGGATTCCTTT